TGTGTCAGCTACTGAAAGCTCATCACCAGGCAATGCACAAGTGATTTGATAAAATGAAGGAGTAAACTCCATGAACTGTCTGTTGTCAGTTGCTGCGACTGAAAATGTGTCGAAGCCTCTGAATGATTGACCAGTGGTATTCTTTGATACCTTAATTGGTGCTCTTAGTGTTCTTCCGCTCCACTTCTTCGCAGCACGCACTACGCGCTGGAATAGAACATTTGATCCGAGAACAGTGTCCACAACGAAAGGTAAATAGTCTGTCTGCACTGTGGTCTGTACTCGTTGTCCGTATAATTCTGTCATTTTTTTGTAGGTAAGTTATTTAGTTATTGAATATGCTGAGACACTTACCTATGAGCTAACTACCAAGGACGATTTTGTTTAAAGTCATTTGTAGTTTTGAAGTTTTTAGGCTTTGTCTCTCCCTTTGATTCTGATGTAGTAGCACCTGCAATCTTCTTTTTTTCTGCTGTGTTTGAACTAGAGACTGGTTTGGTTACCTGGCCTTGAAGTATTTTCATACCGGCCCGGTAGTTCCATCGACCCTTTGAGTCTACCAGTTCATTGTCAATTACAACTTTTAGAAGTTTACTTTGGTTGACCTTTTTTCCTTCTGGATTCAGTTCTTTGTCTTTTTCAATTTTGACAATTTCGTCTTTCATGTAGGTAGTTGCTTCTTCAACTGCCTTTTGCTCTGCTGTTTTAGTGCCGTTGAACCTTTCAAATGCTTTTTCTTCAGCTGCCTTTAATTCAGATTCTCTGTCTGTTTGGTAGGCTTCCCATGATGCTTGATCTCCACCGAACCATGATGGAATTGGTTTTGATTTAGTTTCAGCCGGTGGCTTCTTGCTAAATTCATCACGCAATGTTTTCACATTATCCTGATGACGGGATTCTTGGTTGTTGAACCTTGTTTCCCATTCTTCTTCACGCTCTAACCATCTTGGATGTTTGTGAAACGGAGTCTTTTCGTCGACGGTGTCGCCGTCACCGGCATTATCATCGTCGTCGTCTGTATCATCCTGACTATTTTCGTCGTCCCCGTCAGGCGATTGGGTGTCTTCCGTGTCGTTGTTTTCGGATGGCGAGTCCGTAGAGGTGTTGTCCTCATCTACACTGTCATTGAAGGTGATTGCACCTTCTTGTTGTGTGTCTGCCATTGATTCTTCAGTCATATTGTTACGATCTATTATTTAGCTACTGCGCCATAGAACGAGAGCGCTTTTATTAATTAACTTTATTATATCATATTTTAAGCAGTTTGGTTGTTTGGTTTAGGTTTGTTAGCTGATTTAGCCGCTTCCTTAATCAATTCTGCCTCCATATCTTTTGCTTTCAAACTATCATTATATGCGGCGACTGCTTCCGGATGAAGTTGAATGCCTGCCTGCATAGCCATTTGGGCCTGTCCTTCTGGAGGTAGGTCTTTGAAACTGATTGACTTGCTTGGCGGTTTGTCTTCTACTTGGCCGGCTGATTCTGCTTGTCTTTGCATTACCTGTTTTACTCTTTCATCACTAGTCAACAACATGTCCGGAGCATTTGCCTCGAGCCATACGTTGGCTGCCATCTCTTCCGGGTTTGGATAGTCTAGAGCTTTATATAAATCTAATAGGGACATTCTGTTCTGTCCGGCCAAATCAATCGCCTGGTTGGCCATTGTTGTGCTATCTTTTGGCAACAGAGACCCTTCCTTTACACTAATTATTACCTTTGGTTTGTTTCCCTTAAGATATCTATCATCATAAACATATAGTAATTGAACGAACCAATTATACACTCCATCGGCCAGCTGTTCTAAGTATTCACTAAAACCTCCACCGATTCTGTCTGTATCAAGCATTCTACTCTGTAGTTTTCCTCTAACCGTTTGCTCGTTGGATAATCCTGCCGAGCTTGATCCTGCTGTGCCAAAAATATCTCTCATTCTTGTCCTGGTGTCGACTAATTGGTTATAAACGTCTCCAGGCAGGGATGGAGCACTCATGCGCGCTACAGCGTCAGAAACGGCTCCTGTAGGGATTGTTACGGTTCCACCCTTCCTAAGTGCCTCAGTTACTCCCTTAGCCTGTTGCTGAGTCAATCCTGATCGTTCCATTGATACCACCATACCACCGTTCATGCTGTCTGCATTCTTATCTATTTGCCTTACCCTCTTGTTGACGAGGTCTTGGCTGGCTAAGTTCTGGCCTATCAAAGAAGTTTCATCGATTGGTTGTTTTCCTAGGTTAAAAACTGACAATAATAAATATGGAAGTCTAGGCGAACGAAAATGATTGATTCCTGTGATAGTTTCTGTCTGTGGCTCTGTCTCTACTTCATTGCCTAATTCATCAAACACAGGCTCTGCTTCCATTTTTACTTCCTCATCATAATTCCAGTGAGGATTTTTCTTTTTAAAAAGTACGTTATCTCTTCCAAGAGTCCAGCACATAAATTCACTACTCCACCACTCAATAAATTGTATTTCAGTACCGAGGGCTTCATTTCCTTTGTCATCTTGAGCCAGTTTTTTAATTGCTTCTATTGCTCCTTCTTCCCCACCTACTGATTCAAGTGTGCTGATTATTTGCTCTGCATTAAGTTTTCTATATTCTCCTATTCTATCCCCGGTGTAGCCTTCTTCGTCAACAGTTGAACCTGGGTCTAGTATCAACTTCTGTGGCCTAATTACTTTAGTTGTTGGCATGTCCTTGTTTAAGTCCCAGCCTACCTTTTCTGCTCCCAATAAATATAAAGCCCAATGTCGAGCTGTTTTTTTCATCTTTAACCTTAGCACAAGTTCATCTGCTATTTCTCCTAATTCTTTTTGTAAATTACTAGCAAATGTTAAATTTTCAGGTGTTTGCTGTTCCTTGCGTGATAATGTAACCATTGGATCAGGGTTTCTGCGGGTAACCTGTGGGAGGTATGTCTCCAAGGATTCAAAAATGACGTTATCAACCAATGGCCTTTGACCTCCTGATTTTGGCAAGTTATATTGTTTTCCTATCCAGTATTCTTCGTTTTCTTTTGAATGTTCAAACCATTTAGAATAAACTTCTGATTCCTTCCATGCTTTCTCCCATTTTGAAGTCAACGATAAAATATCCTCATTAGACATTTCGACTTCTAATTCAGGGAATTTTTCGGACACTACACCCTCGTCTGTTTCAACATCAAGGCTCTTTCCGACAGCCTTATTGACGTTACGTCCTAAAGAATAAAATGAATCTAGTATAGTCATAGTTTTATTATACAACTTTTTAAGTTAGTCAACAACATTTTTTATTCACTTCTCCAGTCATCATCTCTCTCTGTCCACCATGGCTCCTCTGGAGTTGAGTCTTTTGATCCGAACAACTCGTCCGGGTTAAAGTCTACGGTATTGTCCGGGTTAACAACATAGCTATCTGCTTGCCGTATTTCGTCTGCTCCTACAATCGAGCCTGAACTTCCAAATCTTGTTAATCCAACGTACCAGTATAGTGTTGCGTGAACCCAGTCATCTCTGTTTGAGCGAAGCCATTTGTATTCAACGACTCCTAGAGTATTTTCCTCTGATATTCTATAAATATGACTCCAATGTAGCCAGTATTCATGATAGTCTGCTTTGGTTCCACGATAGAGCCTGAACCTCTTGTCTCTCCAAAAATCCACCAATAGCTGTATCATTCTGTTTCTATCAACAATTACATTTCCGCTTTCATCCTTTTCTCCCCATCGGATCAACTGCATGGTCTTGCGGTCCCTGGCGTAGTGGCACAGGAACACTCGGCCGGGGTATTTGTCTCTTAGTTTCCTGGCTCCGATAATATCTCCTCCTTGGTCTATTACCATTATACTATTTGGAAAGACTTTTAGGAAGTATTCAAGTGTTTCGTTTGGCGCTAGGTTATTGACCTCGTCCGGGACGTAGTCTGTCATCTCTCCGTAGCCAAGTATTCCTTGCTTATTTCCGTAGACATAGCGCAGTTTGATGCCGGTGTCTACTCCGATTACTATTCTGCCTTGCATTAAATTCTTTTCAGGTGTTATGGCATTTTTGATCATGTCTTCGGTTACACTATTTCCTCCTCCTGAATATGGTAGTCCGAGCACCTTATTGTAGAAGAAGTCCATTGTCTGTTTGCCCTCTACGACTTTATTGTGTTTTTTTATGATTTCTTTTGCGCTTACCCACGGCGCCATCAATAATGAAATGTGATAACCTGAGTATTCAGCATTTTCCTTGCCCTTCCTTGGTTTCCATGTGCCAATTCTTCTGTCCCTGTTTTCAAGAACACCGTGGCACTTCTTACATTCAAATTGAGCCTTATCAATGTTAATGCTCATCTTTTTAGGGTCTTCTGTATTCCAGGTCAGCATTTGAGAGTATCCACAATGTGGGCATTTTATGAACCATTCTTTTTTGTCGCTGATCTGCCATTCAATATCAACTCCACTATTTGGAACACTTGGATGGCTGAACACGTGCGTTTGCTTGAACTTTGAATGCTGTAGCCGGGCCTGATAGTCAGCGATAACATCTTGCTTCGATGAATCCTTTTCATCATGAACCAATCTATCTGCGGTGACCATGATAGCTGCCTTCTTGCTCCACGTTCCTCTAAAATACACCTGAGACTTGCCTATGCGCTTCTGCTCGATTGTGTCCTTATCCTTTGTCAATATCTCCATTGACGGATTGTTGGATATAATACGGTTTACTTTTCCTCCTACAAAAACACCCACGTCTTGATCAGTGGGCAGTGTGTAGATGATATCCATTTTATTGGATTCAGCGTCTCGGATAGTTTTAATGATTTCAAGTGTGCTTAGGCCAATCTGAGCTGCCTTCATTACGACTAGATTCTTGCTTTGGTCGTTGTATATGTCTATCTGAAATTGATGGTTGTACCAATCTATCGGGTCGCCTTTTTCATTCTTAATCTTATAATAGTCGACCCAGGCATCCGCGTCCATCTTAGCTAGTGTCCTTGAAGCTTCATCTGAACTAACCTTCTCAATTTTAGGTATTGCTGGTTTCTCCATTTTTATTAATTTCTAATTCTCCGTTCTCCCAGATTGTTCTAGTCTCTCCGCATAAAACACAGCCTGACATTGCACCGTATTCATCGTCCCAGCGTTCGGCTACTATATTACTAGTTGAGTTAATGTTACTAACATTCTTTGATGGTCGTCTGGTCTGTTTAATGTGTTGAAATTGATGTTGACAAGTCATATTTAGTTTGAATAACTTTTAATTAATAACATTGCACTTCCATAGTCAATGGCATTTCCGTATAAATCTCCAGCTAGTATCAATGCTAATCTGTGGAGTATTCTAGTCTGCTCGTTTCGGTCTTTTTTGATTGTCTTTAGTGCTCTCAATTGCGCGCCATATGCTTTGGCCTCTTGGTCTATTCTAAACTGTGGATCTCGTAGAAACTTTCCCCACCATAGCGCCGGGGTCATGTCTCCGTCGGTCTGTTGCTTCATGTGCAGTTTTTCGTGAACAACGACGTCTCCTGTTATCTGAAGTTTGGCCGGGTTGTAGATTGTGTCTCCGTATGTGAAGAATGCTTGAACGTCTTTGTATCCTAGGAATTGACACACGCTTTTATAAATTGGTGGCTTCTCCTCTAATACCTTCATGTCTTCGGGGATTGGTAGAGTTTTTGGTGTTCGTTTTTTTTTCATGATGATTGTTAATTATTGATTATTATTCTAGCTCCTTACTTTTGTCCTCTATCCTCTTGCGCCTGGCCGATCGAAGTATTGCCATTGCATTTTTTTCTTCTTCACTCATCTCTTCGGTTAGGTCCGCTACTTCAACTCTACCTCCGTGCTCAACTTTGCTTGTAGGCATAAAGTCTTTATCTTTTTTCTCCAACCAACGCCATGCGTGCTGTGGGTCATTTAATGCAGTTACTATTGTTTGCTGAGCGAGTAGGTCCGGCTTAAGCCTTAATGCCTCCTTTTCTTCAATAAACTTAGGGTTAGCATTCTGATAGTTATGTAATGTTGACACGGTTATTCCGGTATAAGCACACGCTTTAACGTCACTTAGACCTATTGAATATGCGTCGTTTAGTTTTTGTAATGTATCATCTGTCATTACTGTTGGTCTGCCACACATACAATAGCCTTCAAGTCCTTTGAATTTCTTGCCCTTTGGTCTCTTGGGCTTCTTGCATTTTCCGCATTTTCGTGGTGGTGCCATATATATCAATTATTTTTTATAAAAGGTGGGAGGAAGCCTTTTGAATTTGACCTACGGATTTGTCCCCGTAGCTGGTTTTCATAATATGCTCCCTCCCAAGAGCTTAAAGAACTTGCGTCAGTCGCAACCTACGTCTTGTGCTACTAACACTTTCCTTTCTATTCTTGTTG